TTCTTCTTTACCAACTGTAATATCAGCAACAATCTCTTCACCCGAAATTAATTTTAAAATTTTAGTAGCCATTTTTTTCTCCATGTCAATTACACTATAACATCTTTTTATTTATAATCAATACTATTGGACAACTAGGGCCGAAGCCCTAGTGTTCTTATGAACCCGTTCCAGGATATTTATTCCTGCGGTTAGCCAGTCGTTGTCGTACTTCATGTACGATTTTTACAAATGCTTTAATGAATTTCATATTAAACCTCTTCTCATTAGTACAGCCATTCTTGTTTCTAAATCTTTATGATCTACAGAATCTTTCAAATACATATCAATTTCTTTTTGATATGAAGGGGTAAATGCTTTTCCAACCCATGACCAAAAGTCTTTCATTGAAGGAACATGTACTCCTTCAAATTCTTTTAGATCATTATTCATTATAGCGACCTAGCTTCTACAGGATCTTCTGTAAGCAATTGTGGTTTAGATTTCTTTGCAGGCTTTGTGCTTGCTTCGGCATCTTTAACTTCAATTTTCTTTGGCTTCTTATGTTCTGGAATAATTCTTTCCAAACATACTTTAAGCATACCATTAAACATTTCAGCATCTTTAACTTCAATCTGGTCTTCAAGTGCAAATGTACGGGTAAATGCTCTATTAGCAATACCTTTAAACAAGAAGCTTTCTTCTGCGTCTGTATTATGTACGTTGCCCTTAATAATCATCTTACCATTATCAAGTTCAATTTCAATATCCTGTCGCGCAAATCCAGCAACAGCAACTTCAATAACATAAGTGTTATCGCCAGTTTTCTTAATATTATAAGGTGGATAATTTGGAATGCTCTTTGTTAGATCATCATGAATTTTTGCCATCTTATTAAATTGATCGTCAAAGCCTACATATAGTTTGTCAAAGTCTTTGAACAGATCGCGGCCAAATACATCTTTAACAAATGTCATTTTGTATCTCCCTTTTTATTTACTATACCAGAAATCGAATTAGCAAAAGTTTCTGCAGCAATGTTCATTACATCGTTGGTAGACTTAGCAACTTGCTTTGTAAAAACACGTTGTGCTTCTACAAAATCGACTAGGGGTTTTTTAAGGGATTCTTCCTTAACATTTTGTTTGAGGAAGTTGATTTTGGCGTCTTGAATTGAATCGATAGCCATGTTTGCGTAAAACATATAGTTCTCCTATTAAGCGAGTTTATAATTTTGCTACCCCGAAGGCATAGCGTGATCCTGCTTACTGACTACAGGGGCACCATACGTTGTGCCAGCTTTAGACGTTCCCAAGGTAGTGGGACTTAAATTAGTTCGGCTTCTGGTTTATACAGCCCACACCGGTTGCTGCGTTTCCCATCCCGGGGATATAATTATTTATACAGATTACTGCTCTGTAGTTTGTTTTTTCTTACCAATATTATATTTTGTTTGGAGAGACCATTCATTTTTATCTTTAAAAGCAATTACTTTGATCTGCGATAATGGCGCCAAATCTGTAAACTTATCTTGATTAATGACCTGCACTAAACCCCAATCTATTAACAATTTAGCAATTGTATTACGTCTTTGTAAATCGTTTTCAGTTAGATCTGCAGACTTGCCATCTAACGCAAATAGTTCTTTAAAGTGTACAATAAAATATCTACCTTGTTTATGTAGGATATGACAAGATTGATATAATACTTTATCTTTTCTAGAAGCTACACCTATACGTGTAAGTGTTTCCCTGACCTTCAAAAAATCGTCAGGTTGTACAAGGGTTACTTCTAACGGAGTATATCCCGGATAATCAATGTGAAAAATATCTTCAGCCATTACGACCACCTTTTATTAGTTTTGTTCTTAAATAATCTAATTTTGAGTCGTCAAAGAGGGGGAGTACTTGGCGGGCTTTCTCTGTGCTATATCCATAGTATTCTTTAATTACTTCGATCGATTCAAGTTTGTCCGCTTTGATCCATTTGTTGAATCTTTTACGGGGCCTAATAGTATTTATAAGAAACGAAAACTGCATCTTTTTCTCAAGATGTGGGCGGGAATTCATCTCATTTGCGGGGATTACTGTGTCGTGTCCGTAAGATAGTCCTTTATTAATAATAAACGGGTTGTATTGTTTCTCAGACCAATCATCTACAATAAGGTTATCTTTACTGTAATGAATAGCATTAATGAAGTCAAAGGGTGAAATTGCAGGAGCCTTATATGGAACTTCTGCAGGTTTTTCAACAGGGGTTCCAAATAAACTCATGTTAACATCCTTATCAATCCGACTGAATCTATTGTTACCAATAGCAAGTAGTTAGCCAGCATGCCAAAAGATTTGCGAGTAAAAGCAGCCCAAGCATACATACCACAGCCGACAATCCATATAGGGTACAGAGAAAGTAAGGGCGGATTGGGGACAGTGAGAGCCATGGTAATTGAACACCCAATACTAATAGCCCAAGCAAACAACTCCACGCAAAAACGAAACTTATTACTAGTGTAATCATGTTTAATCCAATCAAATGTAGGTTTTAATAATTCAATCATTTAAACTCTACCGAGGCCATAATCTCTGTTAAACAAGCTACAAGATTAATTTCTTGGTCTGCACAAAATGCTGATTTATATTGATAGTCTGCAAGTAACAAAACAAGCTGTGGTACTTGAACCACACTATCACTCATAGTGTCATAGAACTTACGAAATAAAGTCTGTGGGTCATTGTCAATGTTATTAACAACCCAAGTACGCATCTTCTTCCAGTCTTTATCTTTAAGTGCAGCAGTGAGTTCTTGCATATTGATCTCACCCATATTGACAAGAATGCCCTCATCAATTTTGCCCGAAGAACTATAACGCTGCAATTCATTTAGAATACGACGATAATCGGGGAAGTGTTTTTCAATTACTTTAGCAATAACTTTATCATCTGCTTCTACAGACTCATGCTTGAGAATCTCAAGAACACGCTTGAAGAATGCAGCTGCAATCTTTGGCTTCTCGGCCTTTGGCAACTTAAATTCAACTACCGCAGTTCTAGAATGAAGCGGAGGAATAATACGATTCTTAAAGTTACAAGTAAAAATGAATCTACAATTCGATGAGAACTCTTCCATAAATGCTCTAAGAGCAGGTTGAGTAGAATTGGGATTCAAATAATCAGCTTCGTCTAGAATAACAACCTTCGGCTTACCACTGAATGATACAGTAGAAGCAAACTGTTTAATCTTTGTACGAAGAACATCAATACCGGATTCTTCTGAGCCGTTAATGATGATATAGTCTGTTTGTAATTCTTCACATAATGCTCGGGCAATTGTGGTCTTGCCCATGCCTGCGCCACCGCACAATAGCATATTTTGAATCTCTCCTTTAGAGAGCATTTCCTGAAAGATCTTCTTTTGATCTGCAGGAAGAATACAATCGGCTAATGTGCGTGGGCGATACTTCTCAACCCACAAAAACTCTTGTTCACGAATATCCATAATAATAACTCCATAATATTAAATTTTACGCCAAATGTCATTCTCTTTGACGTATAGCTTTCCGTCAGGTCCAACCAGTATCACGGTCCCTTAAATAATGAATTGGGATTATCCAATAAATTTTGAGGCATTCCTAAATGACTAATAAGATCATTTCTAACAAAGATACAATTGCCAGTGTGACATACTAAAGTATATCCCTTATTAGTTCCAACATTTAACATTTCGCTAAATGATGTTCCTCCAGAGATAGCACCTTCAACGTGTCGATGATGTACCCCTACTGGGGTATCGCTATTAATTTCAATAACTACAATCTTAGGATTATACCCCACAAAAGATTCCCATACATCAGAATCATATGTGTCTATATCTATAGAAAGCACATCAAAATCTTCTGGGACATCTGTAGTTTTAAGTAAATTAAATAAAGAATTTTCTTCTTCAGCAGTTCTTGCAACAAATGCAATAATTGGAATGATAGTAGGAAATTCTTTAGCAGTGTTGTGCAATGCTTCAGTCTGCGCAGGATCGCCCTCAATCATAACAGAATGCCAGCCCTGTTTTACTAGATTAAGAGTATTGCTATATATCTTGCCATCCAATGTTCCAAATTCTACCGCCCATTTAGTTAATGTAGAAGTTGGCAATCGAGTCAGAATATTAGCTATAATACCATCCTCACCATTTTGAGAATGGACATCGTGTATGAATTGTTTAAACATATTAAACTACCGAATCGGGTTCCATTGCGATAAAATATTCCAATGCCTTTGTAGCATGCTGGAAGTGGAACAATTTCTTTTTAGATACTGTTACTGTGTAGGCGTCAGGGACAATTTTAAAATTGTCTACAGACATATGGCATTCAAATGACTCGTCACTTGCACCAATTGTTTTCTTATAAGTATTTGCTGTATCGTTTTTCTTATCACCGATAGTCAATACAACTGTACCGTCTTTTGCTGTTACTGAAATTGTAGGGGCTGCTGTAATATTAGCTGCCTTCATAATCATGTTAACATCTTCTGCTGACAATTGGAATTGAAAGTGATTATCAATCTCAATAGACTTATCAGGAGCCGCAACAATTACGTTTGCGTTAGAATAGAAGTACTCAAACTTACCATTGTTTTTAGAGATAGTCAATGACTTCTCGCCAAACTCAACATCTTGATTCTCCATCAATGTCAACAATGCTAACAATGAATTTAAATCATACACCGCAACCTCAACGGGAAAGTCTTCTGCTACTGTTGCTTTAGCAAAGATGTTCTTTGCTGTGCTGATTGTAGACAAAGTCTTGCCTTTACGAATGAGAATATTGCTGTTTACCGCAGCAAAGTTCTTCAAAATTTGGATTGTTTCATTACTAATTTGCATAATATTTTTCCTTTAAACTGGATGATGTGGCACAAAATTTTCAATTGGTTCACGATGTGCCGTTGGTTCTTCAACTTCAATGTCATGTACATATAAAAGCATCAATGCATAGTGTAACACCTTTAGTAGGTCTTGTCTATTCCTTCCTGCTTTTTTTCCGTACCTTTGAACATATTTCATGACATTGCCTGCGGTGAAACCAACACCGTGTCCATTGTCAATAATAAATTCACTTGCTTGAAATCTGTTCATTGAGTAGTGTTGACCATATGTAGAATCAATATATTCTTGAAACTCTTTAATCAATTCACCTTCATTATATTTGTAGTCTATTTCCGCCACGGATAATCTCCATTATATCGTTGTTTCATTATTTCATTGCCCTGTTTAAAAAACTGGGCTTGAACCGAATCTGCTCTATTGCCTGCTCTGTAATTAACAGAATACATTCCAGTTACATTACACTCTATTTTATTATCTTTTAGTGCGTTTGTCAATGCTCGATCGACTTCAGGTTGATCGTCTGGATGTCTTGCACGTCTATACCAAATAGGTGATAGTTCTAATGCTAACGGCTTTGGCAAAAAGAAACAATTTACATCTACAAAGTAATCATTAATAACAGATTTCCAATTACCAAGAGATTCGCAATCATCGTTGCAAATAAACTTACCGTTTGAATCAACAATCTTTCTAAGAGCACACGCAAATCCGCCATCTTTAATAGTGTACATTAAGCTTTTAACATGGTCAGGATCAACCCAATTGTCTTCATCTAAGAAACAAATATAATCTCCCTTAGCCAAATAAGTAGCTGCGCCATAAATTCTATGACCATTATATTGTTCTGTGCCTGTTGGATATGGAAGAATTAGTAAATCAATATTAGGTTGATTAAGCATGTCCAGTTGTTCTGCGACTTTCATGACATGTTCTTCGCCATCTACAACAACTAAATGTTGCACATCTTTATATGTTTGTGATTGAACGGATAGTATATTTTTTGTTAAATATGCAGATCCAGTTGTTGCTGTAATAATAGTTACTTTACTCATAATTAGGAATCCTAAAACAATTGTTATGTCCGACAGCTAAGAAATTATCAAGCTCGGGTTTAATAAAATTTTGAACGACTTTTGAAGGGCCTTCGTGTCCCTTAAATGTGTTGGGGTAATTAAAATCTTCATATAAACTAGAATCATCTAAAACAAGAATGCCTTGTTGATTCAATGCATCAACACAATTATAATAATCAATTAATACAATATCATAATCATGACAACCATCAATATAGATTAAATCCCATGTTGAAGATTTAATTTCGTATCTCGCAGGCCCGTGGTTTGAAAATGATCTAACTAATTTAGGATGTTTTAGATTAAACCTATCAAAGTTTTCTAAAATATCTTTTTCATAATCTATATCTGCATAATTAGATTTAGAATCGCCTGCTGCCGTCAAAGGTGAAATACCTACAACATTACTACCGATATTAAAATGATCGCTTAAAAGCTGAAATAAAGACAGTG